GTACCTAGACGAAGCTCTACATCATCATTAAAACGCATTTCGTTAAACACCTTAATTCTTTGTTCACCACCATCTATTTGCAGATAATTCTCTGTAGCACCAGTACCATCATCACAAAAGAATTTTATATCTCCATCATCTTGTAATTGATAAATACTAAGAGTGCCTGTATTGTTGTTTATAAAACCATTAGTGCCATTATGTTTAATAACTAAATCAGCACCATCTCCTAAATGTATTTCACTACTATCACTTAAATTTATATCATCGTTTGCACTAACATCAATGCTAGTTCCTCCTGTAGTATTACCATTAGCAAGTATTTCAGCTAAAGTATCTTGTCCTCCTACTTGAGTATCTACATAAGTTTTAATTGCTTTTGCAGAAGCTAATGTATCATCTGAAGCAGAAACACTTGTTAAATCAGTATCTAAAACTCCTGCTTTTAAATTATCAACTTCTAAATCACTAATAGTATTATTGTCTGCATCTATAGTTTTATTAGTTAATGTTTGTATATCTGTTAATTGAACAATATTACTGTTTGTAATACTAGCTATTTTTGTTGCTGTATCTGCATTCCCAGTAACATCACCTGTAAGGTCAGAAGTTACACTTGTAAATTGTACATTGCTAGTTGTTGTTAGTTGTTGGTTTATAGCTTTTACTGCTGAAATATTAGTAAGCTCATCATCCATTAATGCACCTGCACTTCTTACATTTGCAGTATCGGTAACATCAGCTCCTGCTTCAATACCATCTAATTTATTTCCATCAGTAGAAACATCTCTCCCATCTACTGTTCCTGAAAGTATTATATTACCTTCAAATGTAACATCTTGTGAAGTATCTATTGTAATTGCTAAATCTGTACCTGAACCTGTATAAAACTTTAATGTATCTATAGAATATAATTCAGCACCACCAGTACTAGTGATTAATCTAAAATCATAGTCGTCTGAATTAGGTGCTTTTAAATCTATATAACCACCTGAAGCTCCACCTACTTCTATTCTACCAAACCCAGAACCTTCAACACTTATTACATCATCTACATCTAATGTTCCGTCAATATCTACATTACCAGCAAAAGTTGCACCACTACTATTTATAACCAATGCATCAGTACCAGAGTTTGCAAATATTTTAAATATAGTTTGTGAGTTTGTATGGTCCTTAACACTAAAAGCACCACCATTTACTTGAACTCTAAAATCTTGGTTATCATCGCTATCTACAATTGATATTTGATTATTAGCTGCTTCAAAAATTCCTTTTGCAGCATTAATATTCCCAGTAAATGTTCCTGTAGTACCTGAAATAGTACCTCCTGTTACGTTACCTTCTAAATTAGAAACTAAAGTAGCTACAGCATATCCTGTTCCTCCTGTGTTTACTGTTGTAGTAGGTTCTTCTTGTAGATCTTTGAATAAATGAAATTTAGTATCTGAAGCACTTCTATAAAGTCCAGCATATAAATCCTGGGATCCTGAAGTATCATATAAACCATAAAATCCTAGATCAACAAGATCAGAAGTATTGTTATCATTACCTACAATAATTAGTGGATCCTTGACACTTAATGTGTCAGTATCCACAGTAGTAGTAGTTCCTTCAACAAGTAAATTACCAGTTACAGTTAAATCTCCTCCTATTTTAGAATTACCTGCAACCTGAAATGTGGTAGTAGGTGAAACACCTATACCTATTCTACTTGTTGATATATATAAAGGTGTATTTGTACCAACACCATCTGTAATCTGTTTCGCACTAGATGTTATGATTCCATTGTCAGTTGCTTTTAAAAGCGAATCATAAGTATCAGATATTCTAGTTCCTGTTAAAGTAGCTCCCATAAATATCTATTTATTTTTGTTGTTTTGTTTATTAAGTATTTTATCAATAAATACTTTTAATTTAACCACATTCTCCTGTTTAGGTTTATAAGTATTTTTTTTACTTATCATAAAACCCATCCATTAAAGTTTTCATTCTTATCAGGATACATACCGTCTTCATTAACATCATTATATTCCGGATATGAATTATTGTTATTATCCATATAATCTAAAAATCTTCTAACATAAAACTCTGCTTTATCTCTAGAGCTATCTACTAAAGATTTAATTTCTTGCATCGAAGGAGTCTCTGAGGACTCACTTCGATGTCTGAAAACTCCTCCATTACTTACTTGATATGAGGCAAACATATAATAATCACTTTGAGCAAACCATATTAACATAGGTGTTAGGTAGTCATTTAGTAGTGTTTTATATACTGCATTGCCAGCATCATCTATAGTATCATTTACTATTAATGTAGATATTTTATCGTATAATTTAGTTCCTAAATAATTCTGAATATGAATGTCCTGAGCCACTTCAATAAATTGAATGAATTTATCAGCATCAACAGCACCTCCAATTATGGATTTTCTTCTTAGATCATTAGTCGTTATGAATAGTGCTTTCATCTTTTTTCTTTTTAAATATTGATTTAACTCTTTCTATTGCAGACAACTTTTCTCCAGTCTCTTCTTCTCTCTTGATTTTAGTTTGAATGTTATCAAGCTCAGTAAATTCAATTGGTTGAAGAGTAACAAAATAAAGATTTAAGTATATTCCGTTGAATTCTAAAATCTTATTAAAGCATTCTAAGAGCTGTTCTTGGAACGGTCTAATGACTATGTTATCCATAAGAATAGAAGCCGTTCTAAGCTCTTCTGCGTTATTCCCAAAGCCTGTATTGTCTTTAATTCCAAGTAATATTGGTGATACAATTCTGTGGCCCAACATTATCTTTTCTCTAGCTTCATCTGCTAAGAATTGATATTGTGCGTGAGCATCCGGTAAATGTATAGGTTCTATGTCCGCTTTTCTTTCTGGATCCTCATTAAACGCTAATATGAATTTACCTGAATTAGATGTTCCTCCAAATTTATCCTGGATCTTACCCTCTATTAATTGCTGAGCTTCTTCATCTGGAACACCATTATTAAAGTTAATAAGTAAACTTGGCTGTAAACCATTCTTAATATTATTAATGTGATAATTAGATACTTCTTCTTCTAAAGAAGAATATTGTAATGATCCGTGATAATCAACTGGAGCATAATAATAAAATCCAGATCTATAAGGTTTAATGACGTAAAGCTCTCTGTATTCGCTTTTACTTCCATATCCAAAAGCAGGAATTCTTTTAGGTTTATCGCTAGTTTTTATATCAACCCATTTAGGATGATAGTAGTAAGCTTTTATTTGTCCTTTGTCAGCTTTCTCAGCTCTAATAGTTTCCATTGGAAAATGAGTAACGCTAGTTATAGCTGTTTTATTTTTATTGTAAACTATCTGCATTGCAGCTTGGCCAAGTAATTTATAATCGTTTACTATTCTTTTTACTTGATCTCCCTTTACAAGATCTTTCATTCTAGCGTACATCTCAGGCTTTTCCTCATTGTCTGTAGCATCTATACCTCTACCGTAGATCATATCTACAATACCATTTATACAACAAGAATTTGTTGGACTACTTAAGTAAAGGTTTATTAAGTTGTCAAAATAATCATTGTTCTCTCCGTAGGTTACCCATTCCTTATTGTAATGTTCTTTTATTTCTGGCGTGGTATAACCTTGTAGATTAACAACTCTAATATTATTTTTATATGTTTTTTTTCTACTCATATTATATTGTTATGTATTTCTGTCCTGAAGGCGAAGCAGTATGCTCATCGTATTTACCTGTATTCAATGTGTGTGGAATAGTTCTATCGGTTTGAGCTGTACAATATGCTTTATCTCTGTACAATAAACTACCTGCTCTTGTTACTTCTATATAATACATTTTACCTTCAGATAAAATACTAAAAGTACAAGGTATTTCTATAAAGTTGCCACTATATGTTGCTGTTAAGCTTGTTAGTGTTTCTGTTTTTCTAGTACCGTCTTCTGTAATTTTTAATTGTACATTACTATCTTCTGCATAAGATCTAGGTACAATTTTAATTGTTTGAGAAGTCGACACTGGTAATAGTATTATCATATATAGTTAATCAAAAAAAACCTATTTTGTTTTAAACAAAAAAGCCCCACTAAAAAAGTGAGGCTTTTCATAAATTAAGGATTGATTAGTTTCCTCCTCCAGGTATTCCTGATGGATCATCATCAACATCTACGTCAGTAGCAACTCCAGGTGTAACTGTAATTGTACTTGCATCTCCTAAAGTTAATTGAATGTCTGTTTCAGCAGTAACTGAAATAAAATTAGCAGGTTGTCTTTCTTGAGCAGATAAAGTTAAACTGTATCCACTTAGATCTCCCATTGCAGATCCAGTAGAGATAGTTCCACCAGTTACATCAGCTCCGTGTTCATTACCTACATAGAAATAATTATCGTTATTATCTTTTACGATAATGTGTGGTCTTCCAAAAGACAATAATTTAATTTCTTTATGGTCTTTTAATGTTAATTTAGGTAAAACTAATGTTAGAACTTGCTCAAAAAATGTTCCTCCAGTATCAGTAGAAGAGTTAATTGTTTGCTCTAAATTAGAATTGCCTTTAAGATCGTATCTGTAAGCAGTAAGGCCAGATCCAAGTCCATCAATTTCATCTGTATTGGTACTGTCATAAACAACATCAGTTGTCCCGTAGTTGATGAAATAAACGGCTTTTATACCTCCTACTGAGTCTTTACACGGTCTTTGTCTTCCTTGTGTTAAATCGCAACTCATATTATTATTTTTTTATATTAAAAAGGCGGCGTTAACCGCCCTTTTGTTAAACATTTATTTTATCTATTATGCTAATGTAAGCAATGCTAGGTCACTTCCGATTCCATATTGTACGCCACTTGTAAACCTCATAACTATTCTTACGTTTTGAGATCCATCAAGATCAGCCATATCAATAACTTTTACTTCGTTGTGGTCAGATAAAAGACCTGTTCCGAAGAATAAGTTAGATTTTTCACCTGCAACAATGTGGTCAGATGGCATACCTGGAGTATAAACAACTTCGATACCTTCGAAAGATAATGAAGCATTATTGTTATACCATTGGTTTCCTTCTGATCTGTAACCAGCAGCACCTAATCCGTTAGCACCATATCCACCTAAGTGTCTGATATAAGCTTGCCAAGCAACTGGTGGTACAAATAATTTTAAGTCTTCTTTTCCGTAAACTGCATTAGGAATTGCATCAACAACATTGCTCAATAAAGTAACAATGTTAGAAGATGTGAAGGAAGTTTCTGCTCCATTAGCAGCGTCATTAACGTCTCCGTCAGCAGCCATAAGAACTGTAAATCCATCGAATTCACCAGCGTTTCCGTTTACACCGCCCCAGATATTTTGCTCAGTTTTCTCAGCAACTTTAGAAGCAACGTGACCGATTAAGAAATCAGAAAACTTAGGAGGCAGTTGATCAAATGAAGAGTATCCCATTTGAATAGCTTCCCAGTCAGATCTAAAGTCTTTTTTACAAAGCTCTAGGTTTACTTGGAATTCTTCTGGTTGAAGAATTCTTTCAGTTAATGTAATTGCACCTGTGTCAGTAAAATCACAAGAAGCGTCTTTAATTAAGTTTGCATCTGTTGCAACTTTTTTAATTACTTCTTTGTATTTTACGTTTGGTTTAATTTCAATGCTCCCTTTGTCAAGTGTAGCACCTGATAATAAAGCAGCAGAAATGTACTTACCTGCAAATTCTCCAGCGTAAGTAGTTGTAATTGAAGTTGTAGTAGCCATTTTTTATTTATTTAATTTTAATTATTTACGATATTTTACTTAGAACTCTGTCCATTAAAGTTTTAGTTCTATTTTGAGCATAAAGATTTAAACTCTTTTTCTCTACAGAAGATTCAGGATCGTGAGCGATCGGTTCAACTGCTGGTTCTTGAGAAGATAATTGTTCTGGAACTTCAGGCATATCTTCTTGCATTTTAAGACTATCTACTAAGGCTTTCATTTCAGCCATAGCTTTTTCTAGATCTTCTTTTGTTGCATACTTAGACATTGGATCTTCTTTTTTGTCTTCGATCATTTCTTTTTCGTCTAATTCTTTTTTGTCATCATAAGAAGCTTCAACCTCTTCAGATAATTCAGTTTCTGATTCAGTATTTTCTACTTCTTTGACTTCTTCACTTAGAACAACTTCTTGTTCTTTTACTTCTATTTTAGAAGCTTCATTTTTAGCCTCCATTTCAGGAGCTTTAGATTCACCTTCTTCACTAAGAAGAACGTTTCTAAACTTTTCTACGATATCTTTTGCATTCATAATAAAATTTTATATATAGTTAATTAATTAGTTATCTGTCTGTTGTATTTTTATGCTTTCTTCTGTATTATAATCCATTCTGTTCCACTTGACCACAACATTAAACCTTCATAAGCTACATTTAATTCATAAGAACTTGAAGAGCCATCTAATTCTTGTCCTGCAACAGGAGTTAAATTAACTCTTGTATTTGTGTTAAACCCTCCATTTGTTACAAATCTTATTAATCTGTTTGTGTTTTTAGAAGTTGTAGCATCTGGCAAAGTCATAGTCATATTTCCAGAACCTCCTGACCAAGTTAATTTTATTAATCTTGTATCGTCATAAGCTGCATCGTCTAAATCAACAGTATCTCCTGATGAAACAGTAATGTTAGTAGCGTGTATATAATTTATAACTTGACTAATTGTTCCTTTTTTTGTTTCGCTACTTTGAACTACTGCAAATGTTTCTGTGCCTTGTAATTCTGTAGCCGCGTTTAATTGTGATATTTTTTTCGACATTATTTATAATTTTATATTGTTTCCATTTTCTTGTAGAATATTTGATCCAGACTCTAATAATAAAACTCCATCACCATATATTTTTCCAACTCCTTGAGCCTGTAAAGATCCATCACAACATTTTCTTGAATAAGTCCCGTCAGCGCATAAACATCCTCTTCTATTAGATCTAGGAGTTGCTCTTCCTGGAGTTTTAAACTTTTTTGCCATAATTTTATTTTATAGGTACGCAGTTAGGTACTTTTCTACCATCTTTATCTTTCATTCCTATTTGCTCATATCCTTCTTGACAAGGCAATTTTAATGAATGTTTTTCACAAGGCATATACCATATTCTACCTTCAAACTCGTGTTCGTGATGACCTTGACATCCAAAATCTTCAGCTGCTATTTCAGCAGACTCAATAGTAGAATAAGCTAATCTATCTCCTATAATAGCATATTCTTCATCAACTATCATAGATTTTAATTCTAATTCGCCAAGTTCTTTCAACTTGCCTCTTGACCAATTTAATCCTGCTTTACCTCCCCATAATAAATAAGATATAGTTCCGCAAGCTTTACTATCACTAGGATCATAATAAGTTTCTGCTCTACTTAAATAACTATACATTCTTTTTATAGTAGATACAGAAAGTTTTTCTCCTCTAGCTAATTGTTGCGCTCTAACTTTCCCTACAGAAGTAGCGCATTTATTGTTTACTTTCTTATTAAGTTCAATACCTCTTTTAGCATTGTTTCTAACCCCAGATCCATAGTCACCATAAGTAGCCATATCTACTTCTAATATATCAGTTAATTCTTCTATAATAGATAAAGCTTCTAGTTCCTGATCTTGTTCGTATTTAATTGCGTCTATAAAATGGCCTTCAATAGAAAATCCTTTTACTTTACCAGACTTAACATAATTATTCCATACATCGTCATTATTTACTTTCATAGATACCATCCAAGTACCTACAGGTAAATTAAATCCATACTTATTAGACTTATCCTGTTTTTCATCTTCTATTATCCAAGATTCAACAACAGAAAGTCCATTAAGTTTAATCTCGTGTTCTAAAGTAGAATTATTTTGATTACCTTTAGTCAAGAAAAGCTCTGAGGCTTTCTTGACGGTATCTTCACTGAAATAAATAAAATATTCTTGTTCACCAAACTTTCTAAATATCTTTTTATTAGGTATTAAAGCTGGCCCCATTATTATTTTTTTATCCTTATCTACCTCAGCTAATTTTATCTCTTGAGATTTAAGAGCAATAAAATCTTCTTCTATTGCTGGATTATCAACTATTGATATTGCTTGTATTCCAGCGATATCACTTTCTTCATCGATAATTAATTCTATTATTTGTGCTTCTTCCATAATAAGTAAATCTTTTTTTTAGTATTTTGTTTTTATCCTAATGCAGAACCTCTTATAATATTTCTGTCTAATTCTTGTGCTGTACTTACGTCATTACTAACTACATAAGCCTTTACTGGTTCACCTGTTCTTTGAGCTACAGTTTCAGCTAATTGCATTTGAGTTCCTGTGCCTACTATATTGAATATAGGATCTTGTTGAGCTGGCGCTCCTGCTCCTCCTGAATCGCCTCCTAATCCACTTACATTTGTAGTCCCCGCTAAAGATGATGGAACAAATTGCTGTTGTCTTATTGCATTAACTTGAGCCAATCCAAAAGCTGTGGCTACTCCGGCTGCAACTTTAGCTAAAGCTAACGCGCTTATACCTAGGAATTTTTCAGGCCCAGCTAATACAGCATTATAAGCTCTTGTAGCCATTTCATATGTGTTTATTAAGGCTTGACCTATAGATATAGCCTTTTGTAATTTAAATTGTTTTTCAGCTAATTTGTCTCTTTTAGCTTGCAGATCAGCTTCATTTTTTCCTATTTGATTGTTTATAGCTCTTTTCTCGTCAGCTGTTAGCTTTTCATTTAATAATCTCTTTTTTAATTCATTGTTTATTAAAGTAGTTTTTCTTTCTTCAGCAGATATCTCAGAATTAATTTGTTCACTTAATGCTTGAACACCAAAATCCATAAACTCCATTAATTCTTTAGCTCTTCTTAATGTTTTCTCAGATCTAGTTTCGTCAATTTGTATTAAAGAGGTTTTTAAATCTGCTAATCTCATCTCTAATCGCATCCTTTCCTCAATACTTAATCTATCTGCCTTTAATGCAGTTTCTATAGAGCTTATTTCTTTTCTTATTGATTTTTCTATTAACTTTCGTTTTTCTTCTTCAAATTCTTTTCTGCTTTTAGATCTTTCTTTTAAAGCTAATATTTCTTCTGATAAATTTCTTTTTATATCCCCTATTTCTATACGTCTTCTTACGCTTTCATTTTTAGATCTCTGATCTTCTGATTCATTAAACAATGAATAAAATTTGTCCTTTTCAAATTCTATAGCTTCAAGGTCTTTTGAATGTTTTTTAGCGTTTTTTAACTCTAAAGCATCGTACTTTTCATTTATTTTTATTGTTTTTAACCTAGCCCTTTCTTGTGCTGCTGTTATTATTGCTTCTCTATCATCACCTTGCCTTTGTTTAGCCTTCTCTATTGTGTCTTCAAGTTCAAACTGAACTTTTAATAACTCTTTAGCTCTATCTGATTCTTTATTTAATAATTCAATCTCTCTATTTATAGACTTAAGTAAGTTTTTTAAGTTATCGGCTTCTTTGTTGCTTCCCTTAAATAAATCTTCTAATATTTTTTTATATTCAGGATCCTTTATTGTTCTTAATACTGCTTGAAAAGATAATTCTAATTCATTTATTTTTTCGTCACTTTTTTCTGCATTAGTACTAAAATAACCTAGAACACTACCCCATTCTCTAAATTGTAATATAATCCTATCTGTAGTTGTCTGATATTGTGTTCTTAATTTATTTGACTCTAATTCTTTTTGTTTTAATATTTCTAAAGCTTTTGATATTGCATCTTGAGCTATAGATTGCTTTATCATTTCTTCAGTAAGATTTTTCAAGCTACTTATAGAATCATCAGTAACATTTCCAAACTCATCAATTTCTAGATTTAGATTTTTATATTTTTGATTTAAAGTATCGAGTAGACTAGAGGTAGTCTCTAATGAAGTAATGTTTTTTTCAAATAATTCAGTAATTAACATCAATTGAACGGCTTGCTTGCCAAAAGAATCAGTTAATCCATCTGCTGATTCTTCTGCTTTTTTTGTTCCACCTGCAAAATAATCTAAAGCAGCCAAAGCACCTTGAAACAATATAATAAGACCTAGTGGCCCCATTAATTGTTTACCTAAAAGTGCAAAAGCTCTGCTTGCTCCATTGGTTTTTGATATTAATGTAATAAATAAAGTAGATAATTGAGAAAGGTTGTTTGCAATACCTCTAATACCGTAAGGTAAATCAGAAACTGTTCTTCCAAATTCTGTTAATGTAGCTCCAGCTAAACCTGCATTAGATATCAAATCTTCATTAACCTTAACATTTTTAATTGTTGTTCCAGAAAGTGCGTCTATTTTAGCTTGAACTTCTACAATTTTCTTTTGATATTTGTTAAATTCTTCTGCTGTTCTAGAGGTAGCTTTTTGCTGAGCTTTTAATGCATTTCTTTGGTTCATCAGATCTCCAACAGATCCTTTCATTGGCCCACTTATAGCATTTTGAGCATCTTTAAGCTTATTTATTTCTTCTGTTTGCGCTCTATACTGCTCGTTTGTTTTTGCTGTTTTATCTCTTAACTCTTCTAATGCTTTTATTTGCTCACCATAACCTTTTACAGTTCCTTGAGATGTAGTGTTCATTTTAGCTAAAGCGTTTTTAGCTGCCTTTATAGTATTTTCTAAAGTATCAAAAGAGTTTTGTAAACCATCAATTTTAGCTCTTACTTGATTATCTTGTACTTGTATTTCAATAAGGAGATTCTGTGCCATTAGTATTTTATATTAAATCGTTTTCTTTTATTTATTGCTTCTTTCATAGTTTCAGGAGCTTCATATTTACCTTTAGCTATATCTATATAAGGTGAAACTCCATAATAGTCATCTAATTTTAGTAAGTCTAGTATATTCTTTAACATTAGAAATCATTTAGTAACTCAATTTCACTTTTACCGTTCTTCATATTAGTGGTTATTGAGTTTATTTTATATTTT